GGGGCGTGCTGGAAATCCTGCCGAACCCCTACGACCCGGCCGCGTACAACAGCGGCGGCGTGCTGCTGCGGGCGATCCAGTCCGTGGACATCGCCGTCCGCCACGCGGTTTCGTTCGCGGTCATGTCCGACGCCACCACGGCCTAACCTCTCCGTCCTGTCCCATCTCCGGTTGGAGAGGGGCTAGGGTGAAGGCAATCCATTTAGAGGAATTTCTCCCATGTTGCAAAACTACCGAGTCCGAGACGGATTTAACTTCCTGTTGCCGCCGAGCAATCCCGAAAAGCCCGCCAAGCAATACGACTCGGGCGAAGAGGTCGCCCTGCCCGAAGAGATCGGCGACAACGCCCACCAGTTGGAGCGTGTTCCTACCCCGGTCAAGGCGGACAAGTTCGATAAGCCCGCCGCCTGATCCTGTGCCCATTGCCCGCCCCGACATGGATTTCCTCGCCTACGCCAACGCCCAAGACCCCGGCTTGCTCCAGCAAGGCGGGGAAACCGCGCGGTTGGACGGGCGCGAAATCCGGGGCGTCTACGAATCGGAGTGGATCGGCCCGAAGGTCGGCCAGGTCCCGACCGATATTCAGGGTCCGACGTTCTACGTCCGTGAGGCCGACATCGGCGCCGCCGTGCGGGGTTCGATCCTGACCCTGTTCAGCAAGACTTACACAGTCGTCCGGATGAAGCCGGACGGTACCGGAATGGCCTACCTGGAATTGAGACAGGAGAGCGCATGAAATCCTGGAAAACCACCCTCGCCGGCCTGGTTGCCGCCATTGCCGCCGCCCTGACCACCGGGGTTCTTGAAACCGGCTGCTGGCAAGACGTCGTCCTGGTCGGAGCCCTGGCCGCCCTCGGCTTTTTCGCCAGAGACCGCAACGTCACGGGCGCCGACCCTGAAGCGATTGCCCGCCGCGTCGCCGAACTGATCCAACCGCCGCAGGAGTAACCATGCCATTCAAGATTCAAATTCGCCGCGACACGTCAGCGGCGTGGACCGCGGCTAATCCTGTCCTGGCGGCGGGCGAACTGGGCCACGCAACTGACACCGGCGCCTTGCGGGTCGGTGACGGCGTCAGGTCCTGGAGTGCGCTCGGGGCGATTGGCGCGGGCGGCGCCGGGACAAATGACATCATCCTGATGGGCGACAGCATCACGGCGCGGAGCTGGGATATTTTCGTGCCGATCACCAACGGCCTGACCCATGACGGCAGCGGCCTGGCGACGCTGACGGTCAGCACCGACCATCACGCCTTCGGCGGCGCCAAGGTCACTTTGACGTCTATTGGCTTTCCCACCTATGCCCCCGCCGATGCGGCATGGGATGGTCAATATACGATCACGGCCGTGCCCAGCGCCCGGTCGGTGCAATTCCAGGTTGCTGCGACCTGTTCGGTCGCACCCACGGGCGTGACGAATGCCTATGTGCAAATGAGCAACGGCACCAGCCAAAGCTCGGCCTATTGGCATTGGCTGCAAAACAGCCCGATGGGGAAGCACCGTTTTCGCGTCGTGGCCAATGTTGCCAAATCCGGCCGCGGCTCTGACCAGCTCGCCAACCAATCCCGCATCCTCGACGTCTACCCGCGGGCGCGCGTGTTGTGCATGATCGGTGTGAATGACATCTACACCAGCGTTCCGCCGGAAACCACCGTCGCCCGTATCGCCGCGATGATCGTTGCGGCCGGCTCGCGTCCGGTCGATATTTGTACCATCGCCCCGCTGCGGCCGTCGCTCTGGACCCGTGCGCGGAGCCGGCAGATCATCCGCTGCAATGAGCTGATTCGGGCGCTGCCGCTGACCTATCCAAACGTCAAAATCCATGACGTGTATTCGTGGACGATTGACCCTGTATCGGTCCAAGGCTATGCGCTCTCCGGGATGATCATTGAGGCGGATGGCGTACACCCGACGTCGTTAGGCGCCAAGGTATGGGGCGGCAATATGGCCGCGAACTACCTGGCATGGCTGGGTCCGCCGGTCGACGGTTGGGCTACCTCGGTTGGCGAAGGTTACGAGCAGGACGCCAGTTCGAGCAATAAATTTCAAAATCCTCTGATGCTCGCCGGAACCGGCGGCACCAAGACATCCAGCGGCGGCGGAGGCGTGCCCACGGGGACCGTGGCCCAGTATTGGACGTTGGACAATCAAATGGGCGGCACGACCCAGGCGATTGTCGCCTCGATTGCGGCCCGGACCGTCGAAGCGGACGGCGACGCCTACGGCAACAACCAGGTGCTCACGATCACCACCACCAGCGGCGCGGTCGGTCAGTTCTACCAAAACGCGGCGATCCCTCGGGGTGCGCTGGCGGGTGAGACCTGGACCTTGCGGGCGCATGTGCAGGGCAGCAACCTGGCGGGCAAACTGGATTACCTCAACCTCTGGGCCGGCGGCACGTCGGGCAAGTTCGCGTTAACCGGCATCTCGGCGATTGATGACGCCTTTGTCGGCGACACGTTGGATTTGTGGCTGGAGGCGACCGTGATTATCCCCAGCGGCGAGACCGCTGACTGGCCGACCCTCAACTGGCATATCACCGGAGCGACCACGGACCTGGTGCTAAAAATCGGCCGGATGAAGTGGGAAAAGCAGGAATGATCGACCTGGAAGTCCAGATCAACGACCGCGCCGCGCAGGCCTTGCTCCAGGGGCTGACCCCGGCGGCGATGCTGCTGGCTTGGCGGCGCACGCTCCGCAAGGTCGGGCGCTGGCTCAAAGGTCTGGCGGTGCGGGCGGTGTCGCGGAAGGTCAAGCTGCCCATGGATATTCTCCGGCGGCGGCTCCAGTATTACGAGCGCAGCGCCGACGAAGCCAAGGTCTGGGCCGGGCTTAATCCCATCGGCGCCCACGAATTCGGCAAGCCCAGGAAAGCCGGCGGCGGCGTGATGGCCGGCGGCATGTATTTCGGTGGCGGCTGGGTCATGTCCAAGCGCCGCCCGGATGGCCCCGTTTTCCGCCGGGTAGGCGATGACCGGACCCCGTACAAAAGGGTTGAAATCGACTGGAGCGAAGCCGCCGGCGGCGCCTTCAAGTCCATCGTGCCAAAAGTCGAGGCGCGACTGCTGGATCAGCTTGAAAAGGAAATTTGGGCGGGGCTTCCGGCATGATCGAAACCCTCGCCACGGTCCAGAATGCCATCGTCGGCGCTCTTGATGCCGCGTTGCCCGCCTCTGTGTCCGTGCTGTCTTATCCGGCCTACGAGAAGAAAATCCGCCTGCCGGCGGTCGTGGTGGAAATCGAATCCCTGGGCCGGGACCAAGACCCCGGCACCGGCCAGTTTGACCGGCTGCTGCATCTCGAAGCCCGCTGCATCGTTGATCCCTGCCTCCCGAACAGCCAGTTAGCCGCGCGGGAACTGGCCCTGACGGTCGGCCGCATCGCCAATATGCAGACATGGGGAATCGCCCTCAGCACCGCCACGGTGGGCGACATCGTCGAGGATGGCTTGAGGCCGGAACTGGACGGCTTCCTGGTCTGGCTGGTGCCGTGGACCCAGCACGTCCGGTTCGGCACCGCGGTGGATTGGGAGACGGTCGCCAACCCAGCATGGGAACACCTGCTCGCCGACTACCCGGAGGCCCTCAGCCCGGCCGGGTCCTACCCGGTGCGGGAGCTGCTCATCGGGCTCTATCCGGATGTGGGCACGGGCCACGAAGCCGACTATGTCGCGCCGGAAGATTTCGACCACCTGGAGCTATGAGCACGCCCCCGGAATACATCGCCGCCGAAACCGACCGCCGCCTGGCCACGCTGATTCAGGCGGGAACGATTGAATCGGTACAACTCGGCGGCGGCTCCACGCCAGCCCGCTGCCGGGTCCGGGTGGGTGAATGGGTGTCCGCTCTGCTGCCCTGGCAATCCCTCGGCGCCGGAGCGGTCCGGCACTGGAGCCCGCCCGCGGTCGGCGAACAATGCCTGATCGTTTCCCCCAGCGGCGAGCCCGCCGGGGGATTCGTCCTGCCCGGCTTCTACGCCGACGGCCACGGCCAGGCCCCGAGCAACAGTGCCACCGCGGTCGTGTGGAAGTTTCCCGATGGCGCGGCGATCTCCTACGATCACGACACCGGCGCCTTGACGGCTTCGGGCATTCAGTCAGCAAGCCTGACCTCGGCCGGCACGATCACCATTGATGCCCCGACGGTCCACGTTACCGGGGACATAACCTGTGATGGTGACGTGACCGCGGGAAGCATTTCCTTGAAGAATCACCGTCACGGCGGCGTCCAAACCGGCGGCGGCAACACAGGCACTCCGATATGAGCGAGTTTATCCATGGCATCACGGTACGGCTGGCCGACATGGGCGGCGCTCCGGCGCATGATCCGCTCTCCCTGGGGCGGTACACCGCGCGGGAGTCGAGCGATATTGACGGCGGCGCCGCCGATACCGAAGAAGGCGTCTGGCCGGTCGTTGACGGCGGCTTCGCGGGGTTGACCTACGACCATCTGCCCACCCACGACGGCGGGGCCGCGTGAATCATTTGCCCGCCCTGCCGAGCGTTGCGAAGTGCCCCGGCTCCGGCTGCCTTCAGTCGGCCGACTGCGCCCGCTTCGGCCGTCCGCCCGCGCCGGTCGGTTTCCAGCAATGGGCCAATTTCGCGTGCATCTACCCGCGTGGCGTGAACTGCCACGGTTTTCTGCCCGCTCCGGACCGGAATCCGCCTCACGTCGAGGCCGCCGCGTGACCGCCATTGTCGGACTCAGCCGCACCGACGGCACCACCCTGGACGGCACCGCCCATCTAGTGCAGTCCATCGCCGACATTCTGACCACACGCAAGGGCCAGCGGCGGATGCGGCCGGATTACGGATCAAACCTCCCGGACATGGTCGACCAGCCCATGAACGCCGGCTGGGTCTGCGCCGCACAAGCTGAAATCGCCGACGCCCTCGGCCGTTGGGAACCGCGAATCGCATTGACCAAAGTGATCGTCGAAAGCGTGACCGAAGGTAAAGTCCAAATCCGCGTCCAAGGTGAATACCTGGGCGACTCCGTCATTCTGGAGGTGGCCGCATGAGCCGCTTCCAGGAAATCGACCTCTCGACCCTGTCGCCCCCGGATGTTGTTCAGGCGCTGGATTTCGAGGTCATCTATCAGGAAATCCTCGCCGCGTTTCGGGCGGTTATGGGCGATGGCTGGAACGCGACGCTGGAATCCGATCCTGTGGTCAAGCTGTTGGAGCTGGCCGCCTACCGCGAAATGCTGCTCCGTGCCCGCGTCAACGATTCGGCCCGCGCCTGCATGCTGGCCTACGCCACCGGCGGGGACCTGGATCATATCGCCGGGAATCTTTTGGTTCAGCGGCTGGAAGGCGAGAGCGATGACCGGTTGCGCCGCCGGGCGCAGATGGCCTTCGAGGGCTACACCACAGCCGGCAGCATCGGCGCTTACGAATTCCACACCCTGGCGGCCTCGGTCAACATTACCGACGTCTACGTCGACAGCCCGACGCCCGGCACCGTCCGGGTAGTCATCCAGTCCGACGACGCCGACATGGAGCCCGACCCGTCCCTGGTGTCCCAGGTCGGCGCCTACCTGTCGGCCGAGGAGCGGCGCCCGCTGTGCGACACGGTGTCTGTGGTGGCGGTGGATGAAATCTCCTACACCCTGACGGCGACGGTCTACAGCGCCAACGGCCCCAGCGATCAAGCCATCATCGACGCGGTCAACGCGGCGGTGACGGAATACACCGCCAGCGCCAACCGGATCGGCGTCCCGGTCCGTCTCGGCGCCCTGTATGCCGCGCTGTACCAGCCGGGCGTCACCAACGTGACTTTGACCGCCCCGACCACCGACCTGACCCCGACCGTGGTGCAGGCCTACCGCTGCACCGTCGTCAACTTGACCTTCGCGGCCGGCTGATGGCGTTCATCCCCGAGTCGGCGATTTGGGAGCCGGAGATCACCACCCGTGGCGATCCGCTGCTGCCGCCCAATCAGACGCCGCTCGAAGGCGCCGTCGGCCTGGCCAGGCTGCCGCGCGTCCTGCCGGAAATCGTCCCGGCCCTCTGGGACCCGGATAACTGCCCGGTCCGGCTGTTGCCCTGGCTGGCCTGGTCCCTGTCTGTGGACATTTGGGACGAGACGTGGACCGAAGAGCAAAAGCGCGGTTTCGTTCGCGAGGCCCTGGCGGTTCACCAGGTCAAGGGCACGCCGGGCGCCGTCAAGCGGTTGCTCGCGCTGTTGGGTCACCCCGACGCCGTCCTGATCGAGCGCGGCTACACCTACGCTCGCGGCCAGGGCCACACCCGCGCGGAATCCTTGACGCGCGGAAGCTCCCGGCACTGGGCGATTTACGACGTGGTGTTGAATAGCCCGATCACGACGGCTCAGGCCAACGCCATCATTGCCAGCCTGCGGGCGGCGCAGCGGGCGTGTTGCCATCTGGGCACGTTCCGGTTTCGAGACACCACGATTCGCCGCGGCCAGGGCCACACCCGGGCTGATGGCTATACCCGCGGTTACATCACCATTGAGATTTAAGCAATGACAGCGATCACCGAGACCAGCACCTGGGAAACCGGCATCACCCAATGGGCCAGCGACGGGCCGCTTGACGGCGGGGCCGACAGCGTGGACCAACTGCCGATCCGGCAACTCGCGAATCGGACCCAGTTTTTGAAGGCGCTGGTGGAAGAGGTCCGGGACATGATTGTCCCGGTCGGCACGATCCTGATGCTGCCCTACGGCACCGCGCCGACCGGGTTTTTGAAAGCCAACGGCGCGGCGGTGTCGCGCACCACCTATGCCCGGCTGTTTGCTGCCATCGGCACGACCTATGGTCTCGGCGACGGGGCGCTGACCTTCAACCTTCCCGACGTGCGCGGCGAGTTTCTGCGTTGCTTGGACGACAGCCGCGGCGTGGACGCGGGCCGCGCGCTGGGCACGGCTCAGGCCTCGGCGGTGAAGGTCCACACCCACTTTCTGCCGACGGTGGCCGGCGACGGGACGACCTATTGGGCGCTGCGCGACTCGTTTGACGCACAAAGCGGGATCACCACTACCAGCGCCCGAAACTCAATCCCGCAATCGGGCGCCGGATCGCTATACACCCTGGACGACACGGAGGTCCATCCGTCGCTAGGCCCGGACACCCGGCCGCGAAATATCGCGATGCTGGCCGTCATTCGCATTTAATCGGAGATCGCACCATGTCATTTTTTCACGGCGTCACTGTCACCCTGGTCGACTCCGGCCCCCGGCCGATTTCGATTCCCTCGTCGTCCATCATTGGCCTGGTGGACAGCTACACCCCAGGCGATGGCCTGGTCGACCCGAACGTGCCAACCCTGGTCACCAGCCAGGTCGAGGCGGTCAATTCGTTCGGCGTGGATTCGGCCATCGCCAAGGCCACGCAAAACATTTTCAACCAGTCTTCCGCCCTGGTGGTGGTGGTCGGCGTCGCCTACAGCGCCACGCCGTCGACCCTGCAATCGAACGTCATCGGCGGCGTAGATGGCTCCGGCGTCCGGACTGGCCTGTCCGCCCTGCTCGACGCAAAGAGCGTCCTAAACCTTCAGCCGCGAATCATCGTCGCCCCCGGCCATTCCGCCATTCAGGCGGTCGCCACAGCCATGGATGTCGTGGCCGGCAAGCTCCGGGCTGTCGCCATCATCGACGGGCCGAACTCCAGCGACAGCGCCGCCACGGCTTATGCCGCCTTGTTCGGCTCCAAGCGGTTGTTCATGGTTGACCCCGGCGTCCGGGTGTACGACACCACTAGCGGAACCGACGTGGCCCGCGCTGCCTCGCCGGTGGTCGCCGGCCTGATCGCGCAGACGGACGCCAATTTCGGTTTCTGGTGGTCGCCATCGAATAAGGAAATGGTCGGGATTACCGGCACCGGGCGCCCCGTGGAATTCCTGCACGGGGACGCCTCCTGTCGGGCGAACGTGCTGAATAACGCCAACGTGGCAACGATCATCCGCGAAGGCGGCTACAGGCTTTGGGGCAATCGGACCCTGTCCAGTGACGCCAAATGGCAATTTATCACCCGCGTTCGGACGCTGGACATGGTGATGGATGCGATCCTGTACGGGCATCTTTGGGCGGTGGATCGGGCGATCACCAAGACCTACATCAAGGACGTGACTGAAGGGCTCCAAGCCTTCATGCGCGACCTGAAAGCCCAGGGTGCCTTGATTGACTTCGAAGTCTACCCGGACCCGGACCTGAACAGCGCGAGCCAGTTGGAGCAGGGCAAAGTCTATTGGAACATCCGCTTTACCGACGTACCGCCGGCCGAAAACCCGATCTTCCGCGTCGAGATCACCAACCAGTGGTTGACCGAAGTGCTCGACATCACCGGTTAATCCCGGCCCCCTGAACCCCACTCCGGAGCGCCCCCCATGCTTCCCCAAAATCTTGTTAACCTGAATCTGTTTGTCGACGGG